TATTGCACTTCCCAAAGAGTCTGATGCACCTGCTTTATCTTGGTCATATGAGTCAATACCACCTATATCTAAATCTTTATATTCTGGTGCTGGATGCTCTAAAATTTTATATGGACCATCAGGATGTGGTCGCCATCTTACTATAAAGTTTTCTTCATTATCAAAATCCCAATCCAAGTATCCTGACTGCACTTGACTTCTATAATCTTTACTAGCTAATATTCTAGATCTTTGTGCATTAAGCAGCGAGTTGTTAAATCTTGCTGTTTTGGTATTTAAGAATGCCTCTTGTATAGTTAGTGGATAGTTTTGTATATGCAAATTGTATGCATCTCTATCCCCTGAGTTTGTTATTGTTTCTCTTTCTTCTAACAATACTGACTCTGCTTCTTTAACTTTTTCTTCTCCACTATTAATATCAAAGTATCCATAATATGCTCTTGACGCTGGGATAAACATAGGTATAAGATTATAAGCTTCTGCTTCATAATACATATCCATAAAATCTTTAGATGCTTTACTTATATCACCACCTGTACCACCCACAACAGGAACTCCAAATTGTAAGTTACCATCCATAAAACATGCTTTGGATGACATATATGCATTCTTTAAATGTTTAAACTCACCAGCTTCCTCAAACACCATAAGCGATACACGCTCACCTTTGAATACTTCTGGATTGTCCATTGTTCTGCATATTACTGTAGATTGGTATCCACCAACCTCCCATTTACCGTCTTTGTTTTTTTGTTTATATCCAGAACGAAGTATACCATCTGTATCTTTTAGTATAGAATGTTTAAAGTTAGGATGCAATCCATTTAGTCCCTTTTTAGTTTTATCAAAGAATGCGTCAGCTGTAGCTTGTAAACCTGCAGCTATACCTACATCATTAAACGGAAAAAATGTATACTCGTGTGCTATCATACCAGAGTTCATATAGCTAAACCCCTTATCCCTAGCTTTGATAACAATCATACCCTTACCTTCATCTTTGCAAGTTTGAAACAAATCAAAGTATTCGTGATCCATTTGTCTGTACCACGGACTAATTAAGGTTTTACGAGAACCTTTAGTTCCATCGTTACCAAGTATTTTATAGTAGTTAAGATAAAAGTAATACTTACCAGAAATTTTTTTCATGCCCTTTGGCTTAAATCCATTTATGCATCTATCAAGCTCTTGCTCCCAATATTCTTGGTAAGCTACTGATTCAGGATTTAAGTCAGGATGTCCATTATTTACAACAGGTCTATATCTTTGTGGATCTGATTTAGCTCTTGGCATTATCTACTAATCTAAGTTTGGTTGATTTATTTCAAACACTACTGTAACATAGTAGTTTTTATTTCCTGTTGGTTTACTGTCTGTCAATTGTAATGACACTAATATTTGTTCGCCTTCAGCAAATGCAAGAGTTCCAGCTTTAGGTAATGCAGCAAAGTCTGCACTCATTTTAGTATTAGCAGCAACTGTAGTCATCGATGCAATAGCTGCAGGAACTAAACTAGAACTACCATTAGCTCTTTTTGAAAACATAGCTAATAATGGAACACCGCTTCCTTTTTCTAATAAACTGTTTTGCGATACAATATGTATACTTTTTATATTTCCATTACCTGGCGCTACAAAAACATTACGAGGATTTGTTGATGATGTACCTTCTGTTATACCATCTGAAAAAGGTACAAACTGAGCAGTTGTACAGTCAGCATTTAACATGTTACACACTAGAGGCACATATATATTAGTTGCATCACGCTTAGCTGTGTTAGCTGTTATAGCGCTAGCTTGACTAGTTGATATGCCTGTCTTAGCAGTATTAGCAACTATAGCATCAGCTTGTGTTGTAGTTATACCTGTTTTATTTGTATTAGCATTTATAGCGTTAACTTGTGAAGTAGATATAGTTTTAGTGCTACCTCTCATAGCAGTGCCAGAACTTGTTCCAAATCCAGGAAAAGATTGAAAACTTCTTACTGAAGCATCTAATTGAGTAATTGCAACTGCCATAGCTGCAATATTTGAAGCATTTAAGTTGATAGCATTTACTTGTGATTGACTAGCTCCTACTGTATCATCAGAGCTATTAGTAGCAGATAGCACAAGCATAGTAAGAATAGATCTTAAGTTTTCTAAATCTATCTCTTTATTATAAGATTGTTTTCTTCCTGCGTAAAAAGTAGTTTGAAATAAGTCTTCTATGGCATCTAAAAGCTCTGCCCTAGTTCTTTTGTCGTCATCACCTGGCTCAACTTTAGCAAGAGTAACTCTTGGAACTTTACCTCTATGAGCATTTCTTACTGCATCATTTAGATAATTATTTTTAAAATTAGCCATACTTCTGCTTTTTAAACCCTGTAATTTTTCCTAAACCAAAAGGATCTCGTGGATCTTCTTTAGCTGCTAACTTAGCATGATACTCCTCATCTAAGTTCACACCGTGAATAGACTGAGAGTACCTGCTTAGTTCCTTTGCCTTTTTAAAGTCACCTTCTTTAAATAGTTTATTAAATCTATAGCGAAGGTTTTGTAACTTTGGTGGCTTTCTCGACATTAGTCGTGTTGCATTCTTCCGCCTCCAGGATACATAGATCCTTTCTTCATCTTCATGCCATGTCCAGCTTTTTTCATTTTACCACCGTACATCATCTTCTTCATCATTTTTCCACCGTACATAAAATCTTCATCAGCTTTCATCATACCGCCCATAGCCATAAAGCCCATTTTGTTTCGTACGTCTGTAGGAAGCTTAGCTAGTCCAGGATTGTCTTCCTTATTGA